GAAGAGATGGATCGGGAGATGGAAGTACAGCTTGCCCAGCTACAGTCTAAAGCGGCTATCCAGCTTACTCAGACGCATCAGCAACAAGCGGCGCAAGCAGCGGCGCAACAACAAGCTCAAGACCCAATCATCCAGATGCAACAGCAAGAGCTACAGCTTAAGGCTGCTGAACAACAGAGAAAAGCTCAGAAAGATCAAGCAGATGCAGCACTTGCAGCCGCTAAACTGGACCTCGATGCTAAGAAAGCGCAGGCAACCTCAACTATTGAAGCAACTCGCATAGCCTCTCAGACAGACATGGCTAACGCTAAGCAAGACTTAGACGAGGCTAAGGCAATATTAGACTTAACTAGAGCGCAACAAAGAGGACCACAAGGTGGCTAAAAAATCAGGTATGGACTCCGCCGAAGCTATACGCCTAAACCGTAATGTAAAAGGTACAAGCATTGGCAACGGCGCTTTTAAAATAAATTCTATGAATAAGCACAAACGTCGTAGTTTTAAAGAATATAGAGGGCAGGGAAGATAATGGCTAAAACCGTCTTTGACGTGCTAAACGAGAAATTAACAGAGTACAAAAGCTCTAGCGAAGAATTCTTACACTCAGGTGGGGCAAATGACTACGCTGGGTATAAGGAGGTGTGTGGCGTCATTCGAGGTCTTGACGTGGCATTAAGAGAAATAAATGACCTTTCGCGTAACTATATGGAAGATGAAGATGACTGAAACCATTACGGTAACCGGAGTGGGGGCTGACGCCTCTGTATCTCCAGCAATGACTGCATTGGAAGAGAAAAGGCAAAAGAAGATAGCTGAAGAGATCAAAACCCAAGAGGAGTTAGAAGCCTCGATTCCAAAACCGGTGGGGTACAGGGTGCTTATTGCCCTTCCTAACGTGGAAGAAACCTTTGGAGACAGTGGTCTTGTTAAGGCTAGCTCAACAGTTAGAGAGGAATACATCCTATCTACTGTGGGTGTTGTGTTGGATATGGGCGCAGAAGCCTATAGCGACAAAGAAAGATTCCCTACTGGGCCTTGGTGCAAAGTAGGCGACTACGTGATGTTCCGTGCCAATACTGGTACGCGCTTTAAAGTTGGAAAGCAGGAATATCGTTTAATGAACGATGACTCGATTGAAGCTGTCGTTGACGATCCGCGAGCGGTTTCGCGTGCATAAGGAATAGATCATGCCTAGACAACAAGTAGAGTTTGAATTTCCAGACCCCGATAAAGAAGAAGCAGCCGCAGAGATAGAGGTTGATGTTGCTGAAGACGATGCACCACTTGAAGTAGAAGGTGCGGTCGGTCGGGAAGATATGAAGAAGCCCGGTAAAGATACGATCAAAGCGGGCGATTTAGAGATTGAGGTAGAGGACGATACTCCTCCAGAAGATCGGGGCCGTAAACCGTCTGAGCCACCTAAAGAAGTAACCGACGACGAGCTAGAAAACTACTCCGAGAAGGTGAAAAGCAGAATTAAGCACTTTAGCAAGGGATACCACGACGAGCGTAGAGCTAAGGAAGCTGCTTTAAGGGAGCGAGAAGCGCTAGAAACGTATGCTAGACAGCTAGTTGAGGAGAACCAAAAGCTAAAGGGTTCGGTCGACCAAAGTCACAATTCGCTTATCCAGTCTGCTAAAAAGCAAGTAGAAGGTGAACTTGCTATGGCTAAGGCTAAGTATAAGCAGGCATATGACTCTGGCGACCCAGACGCCATACTAGAGGCACAAACTGCGTTAAATACGGCTCAAATCCGTATGGAGCGAGTTAACGGCTTGAAACCTAAACAAATTTCGCCTTTACAAACTAGAGAAACTCCTGTACAACCGCAAGTATCTGCACCCCAACTGCAAGTCGAACGGGATGAGAAAGCGGAATCATGGCGCGACGACAACCCATGGTTCGGTTCTGATGACGAAATGACAGCGTTTGCGTTAGGATTGCACAACAAGTTAACGAAAGACGGGCTTGACCCGCGATCAGATGAATACTACGAGAAAATTAACTCTCGTATGCGACAAGTATTCCCCGATCAGTTTGATGATGGGATAGAGGACGAACCAGAAGTACAGGCCAAGCCTAAATCTAGCAACGTGGTTGCACCCGCTACGCGGAGCACATCGCCTAAGAAAATTAGGCTCACGCAGTCACAGATTGCTATTGCGAAAAAACTTGGAGTACCACTGGAAACTTACGCCAAACAGGCTGCTGAATTAATGAGGAAACAATAATGGCTCAAAATAGACTAGATAGAGAACTCGAATCTCGGACTAAAACAGCCCGTAAAAAGTCTTGGTCACGCCCTGAAACTCTACCTGAAGTAGACGTAGGTGATGGATGGATACCACGCTGGGTTCGTATTAGTACGTTAGGTACTTCTGATGCCACTAATATTTCCTCGAAGATACGAGAAGGTTGGGAACCTGTACGTGCTGAAGATCACCCTGAAATATTCTCCGACGCTGTAGCTGACGCGCGGTTTAAGGATAATGTCATTATCGGTGGTTTGATGCTATGTAAGGCCCCAGCAGAGCTTGTCCAAGAGCGCAGTGAGTATTATAAGCAAGTGACTGATTCTCAAATGCAATCTGTGGACAATAACCTGATGCGCGAGAATGATCCTCGTATGCCCCTATTTCATGATAGGAAAACGAAGGTTACTTTCGGCAGCGGAAACTAAATTTTAGGAGCTATTACAATGGCTACATCTTCAACACCTTACGGGCTTAAGCCTGTAAAACGTGCTGATGGTATGCCCTACGCGGGCGCTACTACTCAGTACCTAATCGACCCTGCTGGTGAAGCAACTAACCTGTTCTATGGTCAAGTTGTTATTATCGGCGCGGACGGCTACATTGCTCTTGCTACTGGCACGGGCGCTGACCTGACTTCTAACTCCATCAGTGGAACTAGTGGTGTAGGCGCAATCGGCGTTTTTGTTGGTTGCGAATATGTCAATGCACAAGGCCAGACTATTTTCGCTCAGTATTACCCAAGCGGTACTGCTAATGGCGGTCCTATCAAGGCTTACGTAGTTGACGATCCGAATGTACTGTTCCAATGCCAAGCTGATGCTGCAATGGATCAATCCGACATCGGTGCGAACGTATACTTTACTACAGCTCAAACCACCTCTACTGGTGATACGGCTACTGGTAATTCAACTTCTGCCGTGGTTGGTGCTACTCAAACCGCAGCAGCAGCGTTCCGCGTCGTCGCCGCAGTATCTGATTTGACCGAGTCAAACCCAGATATTCTGGTTAAGTTCAACCCCGGCGGTCATCAAATGACCAACAACGTCGGCATCTAAGGAGTATTTAACTAATGGCTATTTCAAGAGCGCAACTCCTTAAGGAGCTACTACCGGGCTTAAACGCCCTTTTTGGTCTCGAATATCAGAAGTATGGTGACGAGGCTGCGGAAATCTTCGAAACTGAGTCTTCTGACCGTTCTTTCGAGGAAGAAACCAAGCTGTCAGGCTTTGGCGCTGCACCTGTTAAGGGTGAAGGTTCTGCCATCGACTATGACAACGCACAAGAAGCGTGGACTGCTCGTTACACTCACGAGACAATCGCTATGGGCTTCTCATTAACTGAGGAAGCAATCGAAGATAACCTCTACGATTCACTCTCTTCACGTTACACGAAGGCTCTTGCACGTGCGATGGCATACACTAAGCAAGTTAAGGGTGCTAGCATCCTCAACAACGCATTTACTGGTTCAGGCGTAACTTACGGCGACGGTAAAGTATTGTGTGCGACTGACCACCCACTCGTTTCTGGTGGTACTAACTCAAACCGTCCTACTACTGGCGCTGACCTTAACGAAACTTCACTAGAAGCGGCTGTTATTCAGATTGCTGGTTGGACTGATGAGCGTGGTCTGCTTATCGCTGCCAAGCCTACAAAACTCGTTATCCCACCTGCGCTGCAATTCGTTGCTACTCGCCTGTTGGATACTGAGCTTCGTGTGGCTACAGCCGATAACGACATCAACGCAATCCGCACTAATAGTTCAATCCCCGGTGGCTACACAGTTAACCACTACCTGACTGATACTAACGCGTGGTTCTTGATGACTGACGTACCTAACGGCCTGAAGCACTTTGTCCGCTCACCTATGCAAACTAGCATGGACGCAGACTTTGACACAGGCAACAGCCGATATAAGGCTCGTGAGCGATACAGCTTCGGCGTATCTGACCCACTGGGCATCTTCGGTTCACCCGGCGCTTCATAAGAAGTCAAAAGGTGTTAAGATTGGGGGCTTCGGCCCCCTTTCTTTTGTGGAGATTTCATATGCCTAGAGAACAAAAGAAAACGTCAAAAGAACCACAAAATTCTAGGATATGCGCTTCTTGCAACAAAACTAGACCGTTGTCCCAGTTCGAGCATTTTAAAGAAGGGTTTGTTCGTAGTGTCTGCCAACCGTGCGTTACAGCGCAAAGAGCAAGAAAAACCTCTGCTACCCCCGAAGCCTACCTTCGAGTATTAAATACTCAACTAAAATCCCAACGCCTTAAACAGGGCGTCCAATACGAATTAACCAATGAAGACGTTGTTGACCTATGGGAAATGCAAGACGGTAAATGCGCGTTATCTGGCGTGCTTATGACTCACCAAAGAGATGGCGCCTACGGCGACAGGAAGAAGAAAGAGTTTAACGCCTCGATAGACCGTATAAATCCCCAAGGCCCTTACGTACGGGAAAACGTACAGCTACTTGCTGCTAGGGTAAATACTATGAAACACACACTTGGTGAAGATATGTTTATATGGTGGGTAAGAAACATTTACGAGACCCGAATTAAGTGATACTGTAAAACTGTTTTATCTCCCTTGAAGAGTCTTAGCCCACCCCCCACAGGTGGGCTTTTTTTTGTTTAAGTATTGTGTACTTATATCCGAAATGGTATATAGTAACTGTACCGGGGTCATCCGGTGTATCTGACAGTCCCGGCTGACGACATGCAGACAGATGCACCCCAAAATTAACTCGCATGTGAGGATTCTCAAAATGGCGAATACTACTTTTACAGGTCCGGTCATATCGACCAATGGCTTTGTAGGTGATGTTACTGGTAACGTAACTCAATCCGTAACTGCTGTAACTGCTACTGGCACAAACCTTGCTACTGCTGCCGCTCTCTCGGCTGGTGTTAACGTAGTTGCTGGTGCCGACGGTACTAAGGGCGTAGCCCTCCCCGCAGCTCTAGCTGGCGCAACAATCACTGTTTATAGCTCAGTTGCTACTAATGGACTTAAGGTTTATTCGCAAACTGCTGAAACTATTAACGGTGGCGCTTCTGTGACTATGGAAGGCCAAACTTTCCTGCAAGCTATTGCAACTGCTGACGGTGCTTGGATTACAACTATATTCACTGCTGATACTTAATAGGTTTTCCTATAGAGGAGTGAATTATGTCTAGTTCAGATATTTGGGCGATAACGCCCTCTACAAGCGCTACATTGCTTCGAGCCGCCGCTACTATTACTAGTGCAGGCTCACTTGCGCTGCTGACCAACGATGTCAGTCCGTACGGTACGGGATATAAGGTCCTGATTACCTGTGCGGGCGACAACGTGGGCACAGACTTTACGATTGTGGGTATTAAGGTTGGCGATCTTACTGGAGCTTACACTACGGAAGTAGTGGCGGGTGTTGATACTGACTCTGCTAGCTCTACTAACTTCTATACCTATGTTGCAAGTATTACAGCAAGTGCGACTTCAGCAACGAACGTAAGCATTGGTACTACTGGCTCGCTGGCCCTACCCCGTACTCGCATTAAAAGCTTGTATTATGTAGGTACGGCGTCTGCTGGCTCTATCAAGTTCAACGTAAATAGCACCGACGGTTCTTTGCTTTTGCAGATTGACACGCCTACTTCGGCAGCGTCTTTCTCGGATAGTGTTACGATTCCTGATCTTGGTATTCTAACTACCCGTAGCAGCAAGACGGACTTTGCTATTATGACCTTGACCAACATTACTAATGTGACGGTGTTCTGTGGCTAGTCGAGTAGACAAATCGAAAATGGCTTGTAATAAGCCTAAGCGGACTCCTTCGCACCCCAAAAAGTCTCATGTAGTTAAGGCTTGTGAGGGTGGGAAGGAGAAAGTTATTCGTTTTGGCGAGCAAGGCGCGTCTACTGCTGGTAAGCCGAAGTCTGGTGAGTCTGCTAGAATGAAGGCCAAGCGCAAATCATTTAAAGCCCGACACGGTAAGAACATTGCCAAGGGTAAGATGAGCGCAGCCTACTGGGCGGATAAGGTAAAATGGTAACTAAATGAAAGACTTAGAATACTCGATGGTAGACGTAGCATTAGCCATTTTGAGTTATTCTAAGGGGCGTTGGACTCCAGAAGAGGTTTTAGAGTTTGCATTTGCTCTACAAGCTTTTCACGAAGAAGAGACGGACGAACCAAAGCCCACTTTAGTTAGCATTAAAGGCGGTAAGAAAGATGCCAAGCAAGAGCAAAAAACAACACAACCTGATGGCAGCGGTGGCGAATAACCCCAAGTTTGCCAAGAAGGTAGGAATCCCACAAAGTGTGGGGGAAGATTATGTTGAGGCCGATAAAGGCCGTAAGTTCAGGAGCGGGGGTATGGCTGGTTGCGGAACTAAAAGAATGAACATGGGCGGAATGACTGAAATGCCTGTTAAGAAAATGATGATGGGCGGCATGACTAAGAACTCGGCCTACAAGAGAGGCGGCAAGATCGACGGTTGTGCAAAGCGTGGTCGCACTAACTGTAAGATGCGCTAAGGAGAATTATTATGGCTGCTGGTGGAAAGAAAAAAACTGAGGAACAGCTTAGAAAAGGCAAACCGGGTAGAGGCGCGCCGACAACTCGTGAACTAACTCGAGCAGAAGAAAAGGCTGGGGAAAGGGTTAAAGAGGGCAATATTCCGGGCAGGTCTAAAGACCCTATACGTGCGCTTATGGATGCGCGTAGGTCTAAGGGCAACATAGTTTCTGAAACAGAAACACCCTATGCTTATTCTAAGGATGTCACAGCCAAGTTCAAAAAAGGCGGCTGTGTTGGTGACGGTTGTGCTATCCGAGGCCGCACTAAAGGGCGCATGGTATGATGAAGTGCCGAGGCATGGGCAAAATGAAGCCCATTACGTTTAGTAAGGGCGGCACGGTCAAAGACGACTGCTACCGCAAGGTGAAGGCATCGTACAAAGTCTTCCCTTCTGCGTACGCCTCGGGTGCTATAGCCAAATGCCGGAAGAAGAAAGCCAGTGGCCGTTCGTAAGACAGAAAAAGGAGCCGCGCTAAAGCGTTGGTTCAAAGAGGACTGGAAAGATGTCCGTACAGGCAAAGCCTGTGGCCGCAAAGAGGGCGAGAAGCGGGGAACCCCGTACTGTAGACCAACCAAACGTGTCTCCAGTAAAACGCCTAAGACCTCTGGTGAAATGACAGCGGCAGAAAAGAAGTCCCGTATAGCGCAGAAGAAGCGCTTAGGGCAACCGGCAGGAAAGCCCAAGCGGGTTAAGCCTTTGAAAAGGAAGAAATAATGGCAACTTCTGGCACTACAGCGTTTAACCTAGACTTCACCGAGATTGCGGAAGAAGCGTGGGAACGTGCCGGTAGGGAAATGCGATCTGGATACGACCTGCGCACAGCGCGGCGATCTATGAACCTGCTGACCATTGAGTGGCAGAATCGCGGCATTAACATGTGGACTATCGAGGAAGGCACACTAAACCTTGCTCAAGGCACTGCCACATACGACCTGCCAGCCGACACTATAGATTTATTAGAGCACGTAGTGCGCACAGGCGACGGGAATATCACTACCCAGTCTGACCTGAACATCACGCGTATCAGTGTCTCTACCTACTCCAGTATCCCTAACAAGCTCTCACAGGGCCGCCCCATTCAGTTGTATATAGACCGAGGGCAGGTCAACCCCACAGCCACAGTGTGGCCTGTGCCGGATCAGGGGACGCTAGCGTCGCCCTACTATGTTTTAAAGTACTGGCGCATGCGCCGTATTGAGGACGCGGGTAGCGGTGTTCAAACCGCAGATATT